ATATAAGCGAACATATTCGCCACAGATTCGGGATTTGAGAGCGTTGTATTTACCTCGCCAAAGTTTTCTGTCTCGTAGTCGTGTATATATTCAATAACCTCAAATACTTTATCGCCTAACCATTTTTCAGCTTTGTACCTGCCTATTATGTAGTAATCTTCATTAAATAAATGGAAATGCAAATCTTCTTTTAATTGGCTTGACCAATCGCCATTTTCTTTCCATTCTTTTATAGTGTCTGTTATATACTCGTTTAATTCATTATCTTTAAATGTTAATGTATTCATGCTTAACCTTCTCCCAATCCTTTATTAACATAAAATAGCTCTATACTAGCACCACCTATGTTATAATAATTATTATCTACGTTTACTACCCAACTCCAATAATCTTTATGTTCATTAAATTGCTTACATACTTTAGCATATGATTTTATATCTCTTTCTTCATTATGCTTATTATATTGAATAGCTTTTGCATACGCTCTTTTTAAATTACTATATACACCAAGATTACCATCTTCTGAACCTTTAACTATATACATTTTTTTATCCATGATAAAACTCCTTTGTTTTTGTTATAATATATATACGCAGAAACCTTAAAAAAGTTCCCAAAAAAAGTGAATTATTTTAGCTGTCGGGGGAAAAGCTGTGGGAAAAGTAAAAAACATATATATAATTAAGTATACTTAGATGCCCTTTTATAGTCTTATGTATAATAGCACATACTTAAATAAATGCGTTTAAATGCGTCTAAATTACTTGCGTGCATGAAAACTATATATATTAGCTACTACTAGCATTAATACCTGCGTGCATGCATATTAATAATAATAAATTCGCTTGCCTACTTACCTGCTTGCATGAAATATATACTTACTTACCTACGTGCATACTTGCGTGCATAAAATATACTTTTACCAGCCTGCGTTTACCAGCGTGCATACTTTATAAGTAATATGTATAATAATATGGCGTTATAAATATAACCAGCATGGAATAAATTTATTCTGTTTGAAGCGGGATTAGGTGATTTAATTACAAGTTTAATGTATTATGTATAATAGAAACTTCTGTATTATACATAACATAAAAAAGTTGTGTTAAAATAGGGTAATTACGGCTGTTTTCCAGTGTTTTCTGGGGCTGCTGCTGTAGCTGCGTTTAACTCTGCTGCATTGTATAATTTTGGACACAAAAAAAGGGAAAGCCTATTGCTAGACTCTCCCTTATTTGTTTTATTACCTCCTATTTTTTATTATATCACCAAATTTATTTCTAGTGATTTTTGCTTTACCATCATTGATTCTTATTTTGTATCTATATGGTTCGTAGCTTTCCGAAATACCTTCCAACATTGCATTCATGTCTTCAGCACTTATTTCATGTCTATTACTATATGGCACAATAACCTCCTAAGTTGTGAGGGGAGATTGCTAGTCTCCCCTCTTATTATCATATTCTTCTAGTAGTCTGAAATTCAGCCTGACAAGTGTGACAATGTCCGAGTTTCTTTTCGTCTTGTGTGAACAAATTGCCTTGACAAGTCCGACAATCATCATGAGTATTCTTCTTCTTCTTTTTCTTATTAGTAATATTCAGTACTTCGTAATCATCATAGTATTTATTGTAACCTCCCCAAGCATTAACCCATGTTTGAGTAGGTGTCTCACAATAAGACTTATTAGAATACCATATGGTTTTATCATCATTCCAATGTCCTGAAGTCTCGTTAGCAATCTTATAGTCTCCCTGACTATTTAAGAATACTAGTTTTGAATTTCCGATTGACTCCTCGATTAACTTAATAATAGTATCATTATAGATAAAATTATCAGGTAATTGTTGAAGAATCTCACGTTTGAACATCATTGTATCAGACTTCTTTTTATGGTCTGAAACAAAATTGATGATACCATTATGAGCGAAACCTAAAGAATCATTTACTAAGAACGGATGACAATTCAATTTATTAGTAAGTCCATGTGTCGTAATTCTAAAGTGAATTATCGATACAGGATTATTGAATCTATCCATGTCTCTAGAGTAATTATCGATAAAGTCATCAAAGGTAAAAAAGCCTTTTTTGACAGATAATTTCCCATTGTTAGCAAATAAATATCCACTACCATCGGGATTACTCATAAATGATTCTTCTAATTGACTTTGTGGTACGTTTACACCATCTTTTTTAAGTATAGCTATACACATTATATTACAACTCCTTTTCTATCTAGTTTAAATTGATTCGTACTTCTACCATTGTTAAAAACAGAGTCTATGACCATTTTACGACCAAGCCTCGTTCTAGCTTCTGTGAAGTATTTATTCTTCTTTTGTGTTGATAAATCCATTTCTGTATTTAAGAATAAACAAAGATTCATATATTTAGATTGATTCCTTGATAAGAATTTCAAGTAATTATTTACTCTATCATCTTCATTTTTTCTGTTTACAATCTCCTTAATTGGAGTCTGTGAACAATAAGAAACCAAAGAATGAATAAACTCTATAGCCTTTGACAAGGTCATAATGTTTAATGTTCCTTTGAATATTCTAAACTCTATTGTATGGTCATTGGACAGATTGACCGCAGTATATCGAGACTGGTCATCACTATATTTCCTTTTTGAAATATGTGTTAATGATGATAGTTTTTCTCTATACGTGTTTAAATGCCAACCTACCAAACTAGAGTAATCAACTTCAGCATAAGAAGAAGTTCTTTGAGCAATCAATTTCATAAACTTAGGTGATTCATAAACGAACCAAAGAAGTTTTAATAATTGACTAGATTTCAAAGAGTCTTTTGATATGTGTATATGCATTCCACCCTCTGAACTTTCAGCGGATGAGTATCCACTACTTAGAAGAGTATTGAACAAAGTATCATAGATATCTTGTCCGTATGACTTCCAAAAGTTCCAACTAAACGGATGTGACACAACTTCTATACCATTATCACTAAGTGAAGAATCCGTCTTGCAATAAAAAAGATTGCAATTTTTAAGAGCACTTCCAACAATATTAACTAGAGACGCAAAATTATTTCCGTCTAAAATAATACTATTAGAATATTCTTCTTCTGTAAAGTGATAATCTACTTCAATTTCAACCCCAAAGTGTAATATTGGAAGTCCATGTCTAGAACGTGAAGAATATGCTTGCAAAGGCTCATTTTTTCTAGGATTAACCCTATGAAATAAAGCCTCAGGTTTATATGAATAACTTCTAATTGAAGTATTATTCATGCAACTTGGACATATTCCTGATTCTAGATGATGACTTTTCCTATTACATACGTTGCAACTTCCTAAACTATCATGACAACTATTGTGATACCATCCGTTTAAATGGTTTGAATAGTGTACGTTATCATCTTTTGAGGTGTTAATAGCACCTGAACAGACAATACAAGTTTTAAGATTAGCAACGTCTTTTAATTTATTGATAGTATCACTACCAATATTTTTAAGATTGTTTAATATTGACATATCATTTATTTCCTTAATTTGATTTAATTAAAACCCTATCGAGATTTGAAACAGGATTGGATACCTTGAGTCTGAAAAGAGTGTTTCACAATCTTGATAGTATCAAGTTCCTATTAAATAAATAATCCGTTTGATGTATTATATATGTCAAACAACAATTCTAGTTTCATTTAAATTATAACTACTGATATTGTTGAAGTTATAGGAATGTTTTTTGACCTAGTAAACTTGCTAGCCTCGGATATTTCAACGTGCTTGCAACTAAAACGACTTTTTCAATTCAACTTTTGTAACCTAAACGGACTTAGGGGGTGTACCCATAACAAAAATAACAGAAACACAAATACAAATATAATTTTTTTAAATTTTTCTAGGTTTTCCTTGGTCGGGGTACTATACTATACTATATTACTATACTATACTATATTATACTATATTACTATATTATACTAGACTACTATTATACTATAATACTATACTCACTATTGACAGATACTATACTACTATAATATACTATAAATACTTAATTAAGTATTGTGGATAAGTATGTGGAAAACTTAATTACTTCTTTTAAACAACCTTTTTTACTAAATTAACATATGGATGAAAGAAAGACTAGATTCAATAAAGCATTACAGGGGTCATTTGATGATGTTGATGTTTTTACAAACATAAATGCAATTAAAAAGCTCGCTGGTGAAATAAAAATAATAGACGTTATAAACCCTAGTTCTGCTATATATGGAAAGCTTGCTGAACTGTTAGCTAGAATAAAATCATTAAGAGATTTTGAACTAATTACTGGTGGTGAAGAACTATTTAAAAACCGCCACAACTAACAATGCCGTACTCTAGAAAGATAAAAGGCGTTGAATATAAGCTCTATAAGGACGAAAAAGAGTTCAGGCTATATCATCCTAAGCAAAACATAAAAAACGACTGGAGAGAGGCAAATACGGGCGACTGGATACAAACTGATGATGGACAAGTAACGGTAGTTATTAAAAGAGGTGTTTTAAAAACAAAGAATGCTAGTGATGATTTTATTAGAACATTACTTGGTATGGCAAACTGCGAAAGAACAAAAGACCTAGGTGGTGAGCCAGTTCAAGACATATGGCGTTTTGGTAAGAAGAATTGGTATCAGAAAATAAAAGAGGGCAACTTATCCTCATCTAAGCGTATATTTGCAAAGTATATAGCAAGTGGTATGAAACCGATTGAAGCTTTTATGAAAGCTCATGAAAATACAAAGAGTTTAGATTATGCCAAGCAGAAAACAAAAGTTTTATTAAAAAGCAAAAAGGTTAGACAGTTGATAGATAAAGAAATAGAATTATTACTAAATGAGACTGGGATTACAAAATCGTATTTGTTAGGAAAAACAAAAGATATTGTAGAATCGGAAGAAGCCAAGGACTCAGATAAAATGAGAGCCATTGAAACTTTAATGAAAATCTCAGGAATGTTAAGTACAGAAAAGAAAGTAGATTCGGTTGCATTAATACAAGAATTTACTGGGTTTAGTCAAGAGAAGTTAAATGCTTTTAAAGCTGGAGTTTTGCCAGAGCAACAGAGTGCAAAGTTAAATGGAAAAAAAGTATAGCATATATTATCCTACAAGACTGGCAACTTTAAATGAACTAAAAGAATTAATGCATGGTGCAGATTTTTGCCCTGCGTGTGATTGTGAGATAATCGGGAATAGAATTATGAATAAGTTACCTTATGTAAACTCTAAAGATGAACTAGGTGGTTGGATATGCGATATATGTGAAAGCATTTTTGACTTAAAGGATGAATTAGTTCAAATTGGAGATTTCGATGGTAATGACATTTATAAAGCTTAATGCCAGAAAACTTTAATATAAATCCAAGTCCTTCTGAAATGAAGGAACGAGATGAGATTTTAAAAAACGCTTACAATAATCTTATTTATTTTGGTAGAGCGTTCTTACCCAATGATTTTTTAAAGAAATCAGAATCAGCACCGTTTCACTATGAAATAGCTAAACAAATGATTACAACCAAGCCGGGTGCTAGGATATGTAATATTATACCAAGGGGTCATGGTAAGTCTGTTATTTCTAAAGCCGCTATTATGCATAAGCTTTGTTTTTCTAAAACAGA